TGAGCATCGTGCCCCTCATCTTGAACCACGCATCGGAACGTTGTTCAGGATAAGTCTTGTTGAAAAACTTCTCCGCTTGGGGATGCATACTAGTTAGCATAGGGCTCTAATGTTTAAGTGGAGGACTGTGTGGGCGTCTTCTTCTTGCGTGACCTCCTGGGTTTCTCCTCAACCTGAATAACTTCTTCAACTTCGGCGACGGCAGCCGCTGCGACCTCGATGACCTCAGGGACCACCACGGGCTCGGGCTCGGGCTCCTCCTTGACCGCCACGGGCTCGGGCTCCGGCTCGGGCTCCTCCTTGACCGCCACGGGCTCGGGGACCGGCTCCGGTTCGGGCTCCGGTTCGGGCTCCTTCTTGACCACCACAGGCTCGGGGACCGCCGAAAGCAACAGACGAAGACCCTCAACATCCACGACCTTGTCAAAGTTCTTGGCGAACTCCCTGAAAACACCGTTGCCGCGCTTCTCCACGACAACCACATCGGGACCGAAAGCCTTCACGTCAGAGATGGACTTCACCGGAAATCCGGTAGGAACATCCACGATCACATTACCTGACTTGCGACCCCAGGCGCGAACCTCGTGACCGGTGCACATCTCATTGACTGTCTTGGAAATGGGATTGATAAGGGCGACCTTCATTATTACTTTCTGTGGACATTTTTAATCATAGCATTGGGTCGCTTGGATGGAACCAGTCTCTTTTCAAGTTTCTCCTCGAGTCGCTTTAGGGTGAAGTAAGCACCGGCTTGTTCAGCTTCTTTCTTGGTGGATCCCTTGCCCGTCCCCCACTGATGTCCCTGGACGTAGACCCCCACCCTGAACTTGGTGGCATCCACGTGATCAAGCTGACGATATTCAGGCAGATCCCACTTCTGAGCCTGGCAGACGCGCATTAGGATGTCCTTGTAGTTGTCATCCACCATTAGGCGATCCAGACGGATGAGATCTGGGTTATCCAGGACACCCAGGACGAACTTCTTGGCTTCGATCATCCCGAGATCCAAGTAGATGGCGCCCACAAATGCCTCAAAGACATCTTCAAGAATCTTTGGATTATTGTTCCATCCATTTCTCATCCCCTTTTCATCCATCTGAACCCAGTTGTGAAATCCTAGTTTGGCAGACACATCCGCCAGCGTCTTTCCACAGACGATCTTTGTTCTCGCACGAGTTAGAAATCCCTCCTGCAGATTCTCGTACCTATCGAACAAGTACTTGGTGACAATAAAGCCCAACACGGAGTCGCCCATAAATTCCAACGTTTCATAGGAACCTTCGACGCCATCGTGTTGAACAGAAGATTTATGCTTGAAAGCCTTGCGGTACACATCGATGTTTTTGATGTTCGTGCCGATGATGGCCTCAACCTCCTGAGTGGATATCATTTTCTAAAAGTAGGGTGCGTTTTTTGTTTAAGCCTTGATGAAGTGCTTGGAGATGTGCTTCTGCAAGGTCATATAAGAGAGGGTCTCTCCCTGAGGTGTTTGCAGGAGCTTCTTCAGCGGCTCATCCTGAATAATCTTTCGTCCATCCTCTGGGTGAGACAGACCCTTATCCTTGACGTACTGCTTAACGAAACGGGTCACGTCCGTACGGGACACCTCGGTGCCCTCAGCGAGACCCATGAAGTCGGTCAGGTCCTTGGTGACCTTGCTGGGCTTGTTGAACCCGGTGTTGGCGGCACGCTCCTTAGCCTTGGACCCATCAGGATCATCCTGAACCTTGGCGATCTTGCGAACCAACTTGGTGAGACTCTTGATCTCCTTGCGCATCTCGGTAAGCTCCTTCATCACATCCTCGGTAGACATTGTTTTTTCGTACTTACCTTTGTTTTCTTCTCTTTAATTTACTTCTCAAGGAGAGATCCCCCGACACCGCTGAGGATCTTGTAGGACATGGATTCACGGACAAGTGCCTGGTCACCACAGTACCCACCCGGGGTCAGGTCCTTGGTGTAGTAGGCGGCATCCTTGCCTGGGCCGGGCACGCAGTCCAGCTTGTAAGGAAGCTTGGTGATGGCATCGCCGCTGATCATGGGCTCGACCTCCACCGGCTCCGGGGACAACCTGTACCCACTCTTCTTCATACCCATGAAGCACTTGACGTACATGAGCACCACGATGGCAATCACGAGCACGAGGGCAAACTGACTACTGATCATACTTCTTTACTAGAACATTTGATTTTTTTCTGCGTTAAAGACTTGATGATAAGTTTATAGACTGACACCAGAAGACATGGAGGATTTCGAGATTGAACTTGATAATAATAGCGAGATCATGGTCGACCTGGACAATGATGAGCAGGATCTTTTCAACGGCGTCGTCCTGGATGCCACGAGGCGCAAGCGAACGAACAATCCGAGCATGAATGACCGCCCTGTCGAGGCACCTGTATCTTCATTCATGGCATTCGCCAACCACGGGAAGCAGACGCCTTCGGCACGTCCTCCGCCGCCACAGGAAGAGCCTGAAGATCATGGTGAGGCGTTTGATGACTATGGAGCAGGAGTTGGTCTCGAGGGAGGCTATGATGACGAAGCGCCTTCTCCTGGGTACAAGTCCATCGATGACGAAAAGGCTGACCTTCTGAATAAGATCACTCGCCTGGAGAAGAAGGGGATTCGTTCCATCGAGCGACTGAATATGCATTCATCGATTCACGACATTCGCGGTGAGGTCAAGAGGATGTCCTACTCGATCGAGGTGGATCAGTCCGTCAAGATGCAGCGAAGGATGCTCATCGCCTGCGTGACCGGTATTGAGTTTTTGAACAAGCGCTACAATCCCCTGGACATCCACTTGGACGGGTGGTCTGAGTCGGTGATGGATGGCGTGGATGATTACGATGACGTCTTTGAGGAACTTTACATCAAATACCGCGGCAAGGCGAAGATGGCACCTGAGTTGAAGTTGTTGATGATGCTCGGAGGTTCGGCGACGATGTTCCATCTGACTCATTCGATGTTCAAGTCTGCGATGCCCCAGATGAACGACGTCATCAAGCAGAACCCTGACCTCATTAAGAGCATGATGTCTGCCGTGGCAAACACCGCCAAAAGCGCCCAAGAAAGGAACGTGGATCCTCGCCCGGCGCCACCGATTCCTCGAAGAGAGGTTCAGGGACCGAACATGGATCTTTCATCATTGATGTCGACATTTATGACCCCCCAGTCCACCACGACCCGTGACATGGAGGAGATTCGCCCACCGGCGGGACCGTCAAGCGACGGCAATATTGAGGACGACATCTCGGACATTGTGAGTGTGAATGGTTCGGTCAAGGACGTGGAAGTTTCCGCCCCCAAGAAGAAGCGTGGCAAGAAGGGAAAGACGACACTTGAATTGTAAATAATTTCCTAGTTGATACTAAATAATGGTAGGCTATTGTTCCATTGATGATGCCTACGGAGGGCTTCCTCGGGAAACGGTCAAGGCACCGCCGGCTCCCGAGAAGGCTGCTGATAGGATGTTACCGACCGACAGGGTGGAGTTCTATGAGGTCGAGGGTGTGATGGATTCGGAGTTGGGTTACATGGTGGTCCTCTTCATGGCAGGGGTTGCTGCTCTGATTCTGAGGGACATTCTTCGTGCTCTATCTTGAGAAATCGCTTTCCAGTGATATAGCCATGATAGAATAGTTCCGTTTTCTTGTCATCGTCCATAGAAAAATTAAATGCCTCGCCTTCTTTCATCTTGATGTAGATGGTAGGCTTTTCATAGACCACTCTATTTCTCATAATCGAAGTAATAAAGTGTTGTATGAAATCGACAAACGACCCTATATGGGGTGGCTTCTCCATAGAGGGTTCAGGATCCAGTTCAATTGAAACAAGTTCTTCCATGTCCTTTCCCATGAAGGGCGTCAGTGGACACGTTTCGAATGCTGCTAGATCTACGTAGCGATGTCCCTGATAGACCACGGACTCGAACAAAAATGGTATACTGATGCTCATGCAGACCGCGTGGGACACTGACATGTCAGGATGGGTGTGATGTGAAAAGTAACAACTCCTTTGCAACGTGATGTTGTATGCCGACACGTAAAAGTCCAGCCCGCACCAATCCTTGAGTTCCTGAAATGTGAAATCTTCCTTTCCAGACAACTCCATGCAGATCTTTGTGAACACTTCTTTCCACCTGGTTGCTGGCACCAACCCATAGTTGTTCAGAAGAGACTTTAAGTTCAGTCGCATAAGTGAATTAACATCTGCAGCATCTCGGATGATTCTAAAAAGTCTGATGATGTCCCACTTGGCAACCAGACATCCAAATGCCACAATGGATCCAGCAGATGATCCAGCAACGGCTTCGAGATCTTTGGTTTTATCGTAATTGTAAAGTGCATAAACTGCACCCAGGATTGCATAGAATCCCATGGCACCGGGACCCACGACGAGATACTTCATCCTTTTTAGAACTCGAGAGGACTTTGTGAGCGAATAACCGCGAATAAGATCCAGTAAAGAAACGTGTTCCTTATGATCATGTCTTGATTCGTGGTTATCCCGCTCAGAAGAAAGTACAATCCGGATGCGAGATAGACCTCGCTTGGCCGAACCACGTACTTCATCGCCCCACGCAGAATGATTATATACAGGATACCGAACACAGAGGTCATTCCCAGTCGATCCACCAACCCACCCATACCCGTGACGGCGGGTGACAGGAAGGCGAAGAGGACGGTTGGAACAATGACCTTTGTACTTGTCACGTCTGGCAGTCGTACCATATCTATTGATTGCCAACATTTAATCTAACAATAGTATTCATTTTTACAAAACTCGGAAAACGTAAGTGTTTCAGGCACCATATTATCATAACATTTTTCTCTGTATAACTCCCAGTTATTCCATAGTTCATCACTGTAATAGGCTATCCAATCTTCATACTCGTATTCATTGGGATCCACAAAACCTTCCTCTTCCTCATTGTCATAATCCTCAATCACCTGAGGCTCGGAAGCAATTGGAGTGTAGTCAAGAAGATTAGATCCCACCATTTTGGTTACTTATTTACTCTTCAGATTTCTTCTTTAACTTGAGTTGAAGGCTTGATGTCTCCTTGGGCTCTAACTTATCCTCGATCTCTTTGATAATCTGGTTGAGACGTTCCTGACCTCCCTCAATATAATTTGGGAGTTCATCCATTAGGATTTTCTTAGTGATCGCGGGCTTCTTGACTGACGTCTTCTGGGTGACCTTGGTTCCGCCACGCGTCTGGACATCATCAATCTTCTGAGCCTTCATGTATCCACCGATGAAGGTCTTCAAACTGGACTCACGCTCCTTGAGTACCTTGATCGCCTTTTGTGCCTCCGTCAATTGCGTCTTGATCCCCTCGAGTTCGGCAATCGCCTCCTTGAACTGATCACTAATCGGCATTCCGTCAGACATAGTTTTGTTAACAAGTGGTGTAATTTCTTTAATTCAAAAACAGTCAGAGTTGTTTCCCTGAATGTCTCTAAAAATGTATTAAACTAGATCAATCTAAGCGGTACCCTGGCCAATCTCGAAAGCGGGGCGCATCTGATCCGGGACGATCGTGGACGTGTTGAAGATCGTGACGGGGTCGCGAGGGTTCGGGGGCTCCGAACGGATCTGCTGATTGGAATTCCGGAGAGCACCGCCGACGGTCTCGGGGTAACCAATGAGGGCGCGGGGGTTCAGGTAGTTCTGACCCTTGAGGATGTCATCGGGAGCAAAGTCACCGAAGTCCTCCTGAGCCGCCACATCGCGGGGGAGCAGGCTGGAGGCAATCCCCATCCCGTTGGCAGCCGCCGCGGGTACGGACAGAGAACCACCGTTCACCGGAGCACCTGCAGCGTCAACCACATTGGCACCCTCGTAGCCCTCCTTGCCATTGATGTAACTCCAGCTGTACATCCCCTCCTTGGGAGCCATTCCGAGGGCACGGCGGATCGCGCCGTTGTTCGCCCACATAAAATAACCCACGGCAACGAGCAGAGCCAAAAGCAACATGGTCTCGGTCTTCATCATCTTAACCTTCATATCGTTTAATGTTACTTACTAAAAAAATTCATCCTCTTCCTCTGACTCTGGCTCTTCCTCAAAAAGACAATCCGAAAAATCCACAACCGCCTTCTTCGGCTTGGGCTCAGCCTTAAACTTGGCCTGGTGAAGCACCCACTCGGTTTCGAAACTTTTCTGGAGAAATTGCACCGACCGGAGCTGGACCACCACATCGACCACATCGTCCTTGGCAAGTTCCTTGTCCTCGAGCAACACCCGCTTGGCGTCATACAGCCTGACCGTTTCAGCCTTGTGCACGCTCAAGATATTCTCGTCAAGAGAAAAAGAAGAAGTAAATGCGCTTTCAAGTCGAGAGTCTGCGATCTCTTTACCGAACCAAGCCACCTTAGACTCCTTAGCCTTTGCCAGAACAGCATCCTCGCACTGTGCCACGGTCTCATCATCAATCTTGAGAAGAAGCTCATCGTCCACAGAGTCCACCTGGGCTCCCTTGAGTGTAACCAACAAAGGTTTTCCGTCGTCCGCACGAACAGCAACCTCCTTGACCC